GTAATTATCCGTATCTACAACATTTATACTAAATCCATTTGAATTTTCAAACACTGAAAAATCAAAACCACCTCCAGATCCTTGTACATTTCTAAATCTAACAACATCATTATTTGATCTACCATGACTTGGTTCTAATACAAACACTGTAGCAATACCTTGATTAAATGTAAATGGGTTTGCTGGTAATAATCTTGCAACAGCAGGTTCTGATCTTCCAGGTCTTACGTGTCGTAAAGATATAGAATCACCATTCATGGGTTTTGGTTCTAATTGTGGTTGCTTTGGTTCAAACTCTGAAACATGAACGAAAGATCCATTCCATTCTCTAACCATTTCTTTGTATGGAAACTCCATACCTGATCTATCAGATATTGCTTTTGCATATTTACCTGTTGCGTATTTTGCCATTATGATCCTGGGTAATAAGCTTTAGGTGTAATGTATGTACTTGAAGCTGACCCATCCTCCGCTAGTGCTCTTTGAAATTCATCTTCATAAACTAATTTTAAATTTTGCATTAGTTGTGGTGCATATTTCATAGATAGGTAATATGCTAAACCTGAAACCATACAAGGCACAAATCTAAAAGGCATATCAGTTGCATTAGTATAGTTTCCTATATCTTGTATTCTTTTTATATAATAAAAGTGCATATCTTTAGATGCATTAGTAGAATCAGGTGTTGGATAAACACTAACACTAACATGATCTATAAATCTTTGAACCCAATATTGATTAGGTGTTCCTTTGGATAATTTATTAGAAAAACTTGCATAAGTAGATCTATCAACCTTAGTCATAGGACTATCTGATTGATCTGTTGATGTTCTGTTAGATCTTAATTGTGCTTCAAGAATATCTGATACTCCATAAGTATTAGCAGGGTTTGTAACAGCACTTGTACCATCACCAGTTGATCTAAAAAATTTATATTCAGCTTGTCCTTCAATTAAATCTAAATCAAGTTCACCTATTTCCCAATAGTGAATACCCCTATTACCCCATTCTTGAAGTAAAATATTTAATGATCTTCGAGAAGATCTTAATTGATAACCAGTTACATTGTGAATTCCAAGACGTTCAAAAGCCTCTTCTACTATTAAATCAATAGTGAAATCTTTATCGAATGTAGTTGTACCAGAAGTTGCGTTCGCCACTTTTTACCTCCTAGCCGGTGTAACCAATAGTTATCGAACCTGTTCCTGACATTGTTACATGACAAGCAGTTTCAAATCTTATTCCCTCACCTGGAACAAATATATCTAAACCCTCTGTTCCAAAATGTGAATGAAATTGTAGTGATCCACTGTTGCCAACACTGTCTCTTAATTCTATTTGACCTGAAGCATTGCCTTTAGCTTGAATGTAAGTCACTCTAATAGGACCTACATTTGTACTTCCACCAGAGATAGTTTTTAACTGACCTGTGCTTGTAATCCTTGTAAATTTTTGATCTGACATTTTTTCTCCTAAATTTTAGGAGCCCCGTAGGGCTCCATAATTTTATTACTCAGTGTCTGATGACGAATCAATACCAAGTACTTTTAGTACAATAGTAACACCTGTTCCACCTGGCGCTCCAGATAAAACAAGTTCAACTTCGTCTCCAGCTAGACCTGCAATTCCTGGTGTGAATCCAGACATACCTAATGCACCGTTACATCCTAAGAAACCTTTAAAACCAGTTGTGTTAACTGCTAAACTAGCTCCATCAACATAACCGTCTGTGTCAGCATCTGTTCCGATGTCAACTAAGTTAACATTATTTGCAGCTGCTGATGTAACTACAACACCAATTCCTAATGGAATGAAGTTTGTAGGAATTTGAATTGCTGATTCTTTTCCTGTAGTTGCACCTGCTGCAACAGTTATTGTTGCTGTAAACTCTTTGATACTCATTGTAGTTTTAACAGCACCTGTTACGTTATTTTTTTTAATTATTTCAAAACCGTTTTCTGATCGTACCGGTCCTGAAAAAGTTGTATTTGCCATAATTTTATCCTCCTAGTTTCCGAACATAGTCTCTAGGCCGTCGACTATACGCGTCTATGTTCTAATTAATTGTATAGTGATAAATATATACAGTAGTTTTTAGTAGAGTGCAAGAGAGTGTGTAGTGCGGATGGTGTTTTCCAACGATGTAGCTTTTTTATTAAGTAGCTACTGAAACTTCTGGAGCTGCACCTTCGACAGTATTCTGTCTGTGAGCAATAGCTGCTTCTTCCAGCTTGATCTTCGTAATGACTTCTCTAACTTTGTCATCAATCCTGACCATTTCAAGAGTGTATCTGTTATTATCCAGATGCTCCTGTTCCCACTTCAACTCCAAGAACCTTTTTTGTTTGTATAGGTCTTGTATCATAGATAACCTCCTCATAGGTTATTCTGTTAACTCGGTTATCATAACTGATCCCGAGATATTCCCACTTTATACTGTTTTCTCCAAGTTTGTCAAGGATTGCATTTTCTAGGGATTGTGGGTCGTCTTCAGATAGAACCTCAAATTTTCCGTGATAATCGTAGGCCCAAATGTTGACTATAAAATTTTTCATAAATCTCACCGTGTGTTATGATTGTGGCGGAACAATGTCCGCCACAAAAAATTTAGTTATTACGCACCTTCAACGCCGAAGATACCTCTAAAGTCTGATACTCCAAATGAGTATCTTTCTCTAGCTTTGTATCTGACATTTCCAGTATCGAAATCACCTTCCATTGCAGTTGTCAACGGAGCTCTTGTGAACATTTTCATTCCGTTAGGAATGTCTGTTAAGATATAAAATGCATCTGAGTCTGTTAGGTAATTGTTCACTCTATAACCTTGAGGAACCATACCCATAGATACGATTGCATTGATATCGTTATCAGCTGTTCCAGTTCTACCTTGAGATTTCATCAATCTCTCAGCTGTAAACTGAAGCTCTGAAGGAATAATCATTTTTACTCCTCTAGCTGCAACTCTAAGACCTCTTTCGTCAGTCATTTTACCAATGTCAATCATTGATTGTTCTAACGAAGTTTCGTTAAGATCTGCTTGAGTTTGCAAAGTGTTAGCAACATTTGGTCCTGTTAATGTAGTATGATCTTTATTAAATAAAGATACGCCATCTCCAGATTTAAATGTATTAGTCGATGGTAAACCTTTAATTAAAGGTTCTATCGATTTTACTTGCTTCGCATTACTCATAGATCTTGCTAAAGCTTTTGTATATCTTGCAGCAAGTCTATCGTAGAGGTTATCTTCGATAGCTTCTTCAGTTATAGCAAATGCTAAAGCTACTGTCTCGTGAGTGTATCTCGCTGTAAAAGTTTCTTGTGCATCGTCAAATGTAACTCCTGCACCTTCTGCTTTTACTTGCGCATTTCCGAATCCAGATAACATAACTTCTTCTTCAAAAGCTCTGTCACTGTTTTCGTTAGTATAAATCTCAGCATGCTGATTTTCATACCTTTTGTATTCCAGCCCAAATAGTGCATTCAGGCCAGGCTCTAGCTCTTTGACTAGTTGTGATCGTGATATTGCCATAGTCTATATACTCCTATTATTGGTGAACATACGTGTGTTTGTTACAGATAACTACTACTGATCTAAACGCACCTGCTTCAGCATTTTCTGGATCTTCAGCTGATCTTAACAATCTAAATTGTTTGTCGTTGTTTCCAACAACACCAATGTTAAGAGTCGCGTTTGATTTACCAGTTGTTGTGCTTCCTGTTGATGTGTTCATGTCATACGTTCTTAAGAACGAGTTGACTGTAGTTGCATCATCTGTTGCTACCACGTACTGCTGGAAAGGGTTGTCTATCACAAAGGCTTCAATGTCTTCTGAGTTCGCCGGTGTAATTGGTGTCTTATAGAAGTTTGAAAATGTCGGCTTTAATGTATCAGCCGCATTGTAAAAAATTCCATTAAGCACTCCAACACCTTGAGCTGCAGAACCTTGACCACCGATTATGTACCCTTGAGTACCTGAGTGATCAATTTTAACAAATTCACCATTGAAGATATTTGCGTTATGACCGGCATCGATTTTGAAATTGCTTTGACCTTGTACAGATGCTTGACCACCTGCCATGTTCGCTGCAACTAAACCGAAACCTGATGTGTTTCTATTAGCCATATTGTTTTCTCCTATTCCAATAGTTGTTTAAGTTAATTCGATAGTAGGGAATTGGTTGTTATCCCGAGAAATAAAATTACTTCTTTGTACCACCGAAGGTTACACGAGATTGCCTGTCAATATTGATAGGCATTCTACTATCCTGCTCCTTCATTAAATCGTTATTAACTGCTTCGCTTCGTTCTTCATGACGATTAGCCATGTAGTCTTGACGTTGCTGCGCGATTTCTTCGGGTACCTTCGCAAGTAGAAGGCCACCGACCCCAATCACTCCCTTGTATTTCCCGTCTTCGAGAACAGGATAATCGCTTGCGTTTTCGACTTCTTCGGCACGAACTAATTCATAACCTTCTCTTAAACGTCCGGTTACATTTTTCGTATCTTGAAATCCTACGACTTCAGCTCTTATCCATCTATACCTGAATCCATCAGGTGCAGGGGGTGCATCTAGAGAAGATGGTGGAACCCACACTTTTGGTCTTTCAGACTCTGACCGTGTTTGATTCGCACGAGAAGTTTTGTTTTCTTTTTCCATGTTACGCTCCTTCCGTGATTTTTAATTGTTTTGCGTAGTCTTCGAGTGGCACTCCTAATTTTTTCGCTATTGCGACTTGTGAAGAAGTGAGTTTCACAGTTTTGCGACCAGGCTTTACGCTTCTTGTAGCTGAAGCCACTGTCTGAACAGGGGCGGTCGATTGCTTAGACTCATTTTTACCAAATTTATGCGGGAAGTCAATCTTAATTCTTTTATCAACTTCTGCATAATACTCGTCAGAACTAGGATCGTACCCTTCTTTTTCAGTAAGATCCTTATGTATCTCAAATGCAGTGTATGTCATTGCTCTATCTGATCCAAACCAAGGATTCTTAGCAGCCCATGCTTCGGCTCTAGGATCTGGGTTAATTGGATCATCTCTTTGAGGGATGTTTACATCTCCACCTTGAGATAAGTTTTGCACAGGCTTTTCTGCTTGTGCTGTTGTTTGTCTTCCCTCTTTAGCTGCCTCTAGTTTTGCATTCTCAAATGCGAGTGTAGCAATTCTTTTGTTAGCTTCTACTTGAGCGTTTGCATCACCAGATTCAATTGCTGAAGCTAATTCTTTTTGTGCAGCTTCTAAACCTGAAGATATAGTTGTCTCAAATTTTTTGATATAATCAGAATCAGTTTTTTCAAACTTCTTCTCTAAAGTTTGTCTTTTCTGTTCTACAGCTTTT